GAGAGAATCAAACAAATCTTACCGTTCCATAAATGGACAAGAGAACATCTAGTCATCACTGGCGGAGAGCCTTTGTTAGGATGGCAACGGAGCTATCCTAACCTGCTTAAACATAGCTTTATGGATGACCTAAAAGAAATCACTTTTGAAACTAATGGTACTCAGGCCCTTTCAGAAGACTTTAAACATAGCCTTGAGCTATGGGGAAATAGATCAGATAGAGAAATAACGTTTTCTGTAAGTGCTAAACTGCCAGGAAGTGGAGAAAGTTGGGAAGAGGCAATTAAACCAGATATTGTTTGTGAGTATCAAGAAGTAGGTTGGACTTATCTTAAATTCGTAATAGCAACAGAGCAAGATCTAGAAGATGCACTAAAGGCAGCGTATGAATATAGACGAGCAGGTTTTAGTGGAGAAGTTTATATTATGCCTGTAGGTGGTGTGGAAAGTGTTTATTCATTAAATAATCGTCGTGTAGCAGAATTCGCTATGAAGTATGGACTTAGATATAGCGATAGACTACAAGTACCGTTATTTAAAAATGAATGGGGAACCTGATGAAAAACATCTTGAAGAGAATTTTTGGCATAACTGAAATGGAGCGTGCTCTTGAAGAAACACGCCTCCAAGTTGAAAAAGTAGAACAAGCAAAAAAACAAGCTGAAGAAGCAGCCGAATTGGCTCTTAAAGAAGCTGAAGAAGCCAAAATGACTCCGAAAGAACGTGCCACTGCCAAAGGCGAACCTTGGGTAAGTGTTTTGGATACGCATGTCAATAAAGACAATATTAGAAATGGCTTTTTTGAACTTGACTGGAATGACCTTTTTATAGTACAATTAAAACAAGCAGGCTATGGATTTGATGGAGATCCAGATGAGGAAATTGTCGATCGTTGGTTTAGAGATATTGTCAGAAATATGCTAGCTGATGAGGGCATGGACACAAGCAGAGGCGCAGGCTATATTAACGTAATTCCGATTAACCGAAATCAATCAGAGGTTTCATGAACTATATTTTAGTAGATACTGCTAATACATTTTTCCGTAGTCGTCATGTGGTACGGGGTGATACTGATATCAAGGTCGGTATGGCGCTACATATCATGTTCAACAGTATTAAAAAAGCGTGGGCTGACTTCAACGGCAATCATGTAGTTTTTTGTTTAGAGGGACGTAGCTGGCGTAAAGATGTTTATAAACCATACAAACGTAATAGACAAGAAACTCGCGATGCTATGACTGTAAAAGAGCAAGAAGAAGATCGCGTGTTTTGGGAAACTTTTGACAAGTTTAAAGAATTCATTACAGATAAAACTAATTGTACTGTGCTACAAAATCCGGTACTAGAAGCAGATGATCTTATTGCCGGATTTATACAAACACATCCAGAAGACAAGCATGTAATAATCAGCACTGATTCTGACTTTCATCAATTAATTGCTCCGAACGTAGCGCAGTATAATGGTGTTATGGAAACCCTGACTACACACGAAGGCATATTCGACAAAAAGAATAAACTTGTTGTTGATAAAAAAACTAAAGAAGTTCTTCCCCCACCTAACCCAGAATGGCTACTCTTTGAAAAATGTATGCGTGGTGATAGTGGTGACAACGTCTTTTCTGCCTATCCAGGTGTTCGGACTAAAGGCACTAAGAATAAAGTTGGGCTGATTGAAGCCTTTGAAGATCGTAATAAAAAAGGTTACAATTGGAACAATCTCATGCTACAGCGTTGGACTGACCACGAAGGTCAAGAACATCGTGTTAGAGATGACTATGAACGCAATCGTTTGCTAATTGACCTTGCTGCTCAACCCGAGAATGTAAGAAAGGTCATAGTTGAAACTATTAGTACTGCTACAGCACAGCCTAAAGATATTAGTCAAGTAGGTGTAAGATTATTGAAATTTTGTAACCTATATGATATGAAAAAAATTGCAGATAGTATTCAACTGTATGCAGAACCTTTTCAGGCTAAATATCCGAAATGATATGCGTATATAATACAACTTGCCCACATAAAACAAAAAATTGTTTGGAGACAGAGATGAACATTAAAGCTAAGCCAATTGTAGATGGTAAATTTTGGCTAGTAGAAGATAATGGTACCAAGGTTGGCCTATTACACAAAAAAGAAAATAACAAATATCTGCTTAGTAGCTCAACAGGTGAAACCTATTTTAGTAAAAAAGATGAGCTAGTAAAACAATTTGGTAAGGATTTTTTCCAGATAAGTCAAAATACCAACTTGACTCATACAGAAATTAGAGATGTATATGGATATCCTACTAGTTGCCACCCTTTTAATCCATTGTATAACGTACAAAGAAAATTACCGCTATTTACAAAATCTGGTGCTAGTAAAAGTCTATACTGCGCAGGATACTATATTATAAAATTTGATAAGGGTTGGGTTAGAAGTTTTTGTCCTAAGTTAATTACAGTTGAACGTTATCCATTCAAAGGACCGTTCAAAACAGAAGTAGAAATGAAACAGGCCATTAATAATGTCAGGACCGATTAACACAATACCCATTCAGCAGTTTATCCAACAGGTAAGAGCAGCAGAACTTTCACAACAAAAAGAAATTAAATTAGACATGAAATCTGCTAAGATGTTATCATTCTGTCTAGCCGAACTTAGCAGTAAGATGTTACAGGACTACGATGAGCTAATTAAAAAATTAGAATCTGGCACTGGTCAGACAATCACAGTAACAATGGATGGTGGTAGCTTGTCCAAGTTCTGATAAATATATGCGTACTAAATGGAACGCATATGTCGAGACCCAAACCTAAAATTCTACTTGAATATATCAATAAAAAGAACTATAAGAGTGAGCAGGTACTAGAAGCTGACGCAATTTGGGCAGTCTTCTACAAAGGCAGTCCATTTAATTTAAAAAGTTCATCAAGTATAACAAGCTACCCAGGACCTAAGTACAAAAAGGTAAGCTTTTCAAATCCTGGACATGCACACAATCTAGCTAAAAAACTTAACCAAATGTTCAATTGTAAAGACTTTGAGGTAGTAGAATTGACACAGGGCAAAGTTCTTAGATGATTTCAAAAGAAACATATACTAAAATCTTCCTACAACAAAAAGATAGATCCACTGACAGTGCTAATGTCAAACACCATCTTTACAAATGGTGGCAAAGTCATCGTTCAAAAGAGGTGGGTGGACTTAGGCTTAACTATGAAGGGTTCAAATTTCTCACAGAAGAATTGGAACTGCAAAGTTATGAAATACCATTTACTGAACCAATTGACCTTAGTCCCCAAACTATCATATTCTTTGACCGTCATATGGACAGTCCATACTACCTTACTAACCAAATGATAGTGGTATTTTCGGAAAAGAAAAGCTTTGAGTTGATGTTGTTTTCTGACGACATTAGAAAATTTGGATTGGTAAAGGCAATGAACGCACAAAACAAATCTAACCAAAATGATGAAGATGAGTAAAAAACTCATTGACGCAGACATCTAAATAACATATAATACTCACATAGCAACAAATTATTAACGTTCATCTTAACAACAGGAGTATATATGAGCGAGATTTCAAGCCGTACAGTAGGTCCCAAAGCAGCCAAGAACAGCCTACGTCGTGCATTCAAAGCCAAGCGTCCCTTGTTCCTGTGGGGCCCTCCAGGTATTGGCAAGTCAGATATTGTTAAACAAATGGGCGAGGAGCTAGATGCTCATGTAATTGACATCCGCCTTTCATTGTGGGAGCCCACTGACATTAAAGGTATCCCTTATTTTGACTCTAATGAAAGCAAAATGGTTTGGGCACCGCCTATCGAATTACCCGATGCCGAAATGGCTGCTAAACACAAGACTATCATCCTCTTTATGGATGAGATGAACTCTGCGGCTCCTGCTGTACAGGCAGCGGCTTACCAGCTAGTTTTGAATCGCCGTGTTGGTACTTATAAGTTGCCAGACAATGTACATATTGTTGCCGCTGGTAACCGTGAGACTGACAAGGGTGTGACTTATCGTATGCCTGCTCCGTTGGCTAACCGTTTTGTACATTTGGAGATGAAAGTAGATTGGGACGATTGGTTCCAATGGGCTGTGGATAACCGTATCCACAAGGACGTAGTTGGCTTTTTGACCTTTAGCAAGAAGGACTTATACGACTTCGATCCAAAAGCGGCTAGTCGTGCATTTGCTACTCCTCGCTCTTGGACTTTTGTCAGTGAGCTTTTGTTTGATGACGACGAGAGTGTAGATACGCTTACCGATTTGAGTGCAGGTGCTATTGGTGAAGGTTTGGCAATTAAGTTTATGGCTCATCGTAAGGTAGCCAGCAAGTTGCCCAATCCTAGTGAGATCCTCAAAGGCAAGGTTAAGAAGATGGAGACCAAAGAGATCAGTGCTATGTACTCCTTAACTGTAAGCCTGTGCTATGAGCTCAAGGATGCCTGCGACAAAGGTGCTAAAGATTGGAACAGCCAGGTAAATAACTTTTTTGAGTTTATGATGGCTAATTTTGAAACCGAGTTAGTTGTTATGGGTACCAAACTTGCTCTTACCCAATACCAGTTGCCATTGGATCCGGACGAGATCAAGTGCTTTGATGACTTCCACGCCAAATATGGTAAGTATATTGCGGCAGCTACTGAGAAGAAGTAATTTGGTAAGTAGCACAATTGACAGGGACTTAGGTCCCTGTTATACTATATACTAGATAAACAGGAGCAAATTATGAGTCATTTAGATCCTATTGTAGATAAAATTATTGTAGCCCGTGTTGGACTACTATTGCGTCATCCGTTTTTTGGCAACATGGCTACTCGTCTTAAGATTGTAGATGCTAGTGATTGGTGTGCTACTGCGGCCACCGACGGACGTCATCTTTTTTACAGCAGAGAGTTCTTTGA